CACCACAATCTCTATATGTTGATTTGTGTTTTCCGTGTTTGCAAAAAGCAGAACCACCACAATCTCTACATGTTGATTTGTGTTTTCCGTGTTTGCAAAAAGCAGAACCACCACACTCTCTACATGTTGATTTTTGTTTTCCGTGTTTGCAATGTAATCTTGTTCCAGTCCATATAACAATTTCGCCATTAGGTTTAATATATTTTTTATTAACAATTCTATCTTTTATTTTTTTTGGTAAATTAGGAAAACTAGACATTACTTGATTTTTTTCTGTAAATTTTTAAAAAAATAATTTTATTTTAAACTCTGTTTTCTGGTTCAACATATTTCATTCCTAATCTTTTAAGTATTTGTCGTTCTGTGTAAACAGGCAATCTATTGTTTTTTAAATCAAATAAACCATGTTGATTTAGTCTTAGACCCAGTTTTTTCGCAAGTGTTCTTGTTTCAACATTGAAATTTTGACTACCTGTAAAATATAATAATCCAGATCCCCATTCATCTTTAGGTAGAAATTCGATGTCTAGTCTAAAATGAAACCACTGGTTATTGGGACAATGTACTATTCCCATAAATTTTTCTTGTTTCATACTTAAAACATCTGTAATGATTCCATATTCTTGTAGTGTATCTACTATTTGTTGTAAATTTATCTTTTCGCTAGTAATAAGACAATCAATGTCTCCAGACGAATCTTGTTTCCTTCTGTAAGAACCAGCAATTTCCATTTTAAAATTTTTGAGTCCATATGTTAATCCTAAAGCAAGTTTCATTACATTTTTAAATATCGTGATGTATTGTCTTGGTATCTTTTTCTGTAAGTCTTGATAATATTTTAGACCTATGATTTGATTTGCTGTTAAAAGGTGTTGATTTTGTCTTAACTGTTGTATTGTAGTTATGTTTTGATCGTATAATTTTTCTGCTTTAACGATTCCTACACCCCAAATTTTAGTGAATTTTTCTAGTACTTTGTTTCTTTCGTTAGTTTCTTGTTTAATTTTTTCTACCAAATCTATTTTTCCTGTATCTAGTAGTTGTTTGATTTTTTGTGTGATTCCTTTCCCTATCGATTTCACATTTTTTAGCTGTTTAATATCTGTTATTTCGAAATCTAATGATTTGATAGCTTTGATGGCATTTTTATAGGCTTTAATTCTCCAAGTATCTTTTTTGTATATGTAGTATTGTTCTAATATTTTAAGATTACTTTTGATTGACTTATTCATTGTTAAACAATTTATTATAAATTAAAAATAAATAAATAATTATAAATAAATGTCAGCAGGAGGATTATCATACAGCGGTTTAGTAAACCATGGAAAAGTATCTCTACCATCTGTAAGTGGTTGGGGAACAAATTTAAATATACTTAGGGACCCTCCCAAGTCTATTAAAACTAGAAAGATTGATAAAGTTGGTGACAATAACTTGATTATTGAAGATATTGAAGAAGGTAGTGATAGAATTTGTGAAGCTATTAATGTGTATGCTAGAGGTGTAAATCCATCTGTAAGTGTATCTTATAGTAATAATGGAAGTAATGGTGGTCGTAGATCTGGAAGTATAACTAATATGAGAAGTGCTAAACCTCCTATTCAAATAATGGATGGTGGAGCATTTAGACCTCCTATTAGACTTCAACAAGACTTACTTCCTCTATCTCGTCAGAATCGTGTAAAAACAGAAATTGCACCTACTCCTGGATTTGCTGATTTTACAAAAGTTGTAAAAAGATGCGGCGATGCTAGTAACACTAAAGAAGTTAAAAATAGTTTATTAAATGTAAAATCTGTTCCTACCAAAACTTATAACTTAGAACCTGGTGCTCAAGAAAATTTTGAAGTAAAATATGTAATACAACCTACTATTACAAACGATGTTAAGTCTAGTATCAGAGGTACTGATATAACAGAATTAGTTGTGAAAGAACCAACTAAAGAATTAAATAGATACAACATTCATGCGGATCTAATAACAAATAAAGCAGATAGCCAGATTCATGTGTCTAATAATGGTGAATTATTACAAGACAATTATATACACGAAAAACTAAATTCAAATGTAACTTTAAATAAAGCAGATAGCCAGATTCATGTGTTTAATAATGGTGAATTATTACAAGACAATTATATACACGAAAAACTAAATTCAAATGTAACTTTAAATAAAGCAGACTCTAGACATAACACTACATCTCTTAATGATATTGCTGGTGTAACTAACATTCCAGTCTTTAAAAACATAATACACACAGATGCTAGTTCTGGTCTAAAATATGGTGAAAAAGTTAAATATCTTCACGAAGATTTAACTTTAGACAAAAATTTACCTATGTATTCATCTACTACTAATCATGGTGATAGTAGAATAAGTAAAATTAATCATGAATACATAAACTCAGTTGAATTGTCTAGAAATAATCCTAACCACTCTTTTACAACTAACAGTGCTAAACAAGGTAACTATGTAAATGTAGATAGAAAAGCTAGTTTGAGACCAAAACTAGAATATGGAGGATTCCATAACAATACGAGTAAACCCATGTTAGCTGAAAATGTAGAAAATCTAGTTTACTCTAACCACATAGATATTAATAATTTATCAAAAAAGACTTTAAGAAACTACGAAGGTAGGTTTAACTAATTTTCGTTCCAACAAAACCAACAAAGAGATCTGTATTTATTTTCAGCACCTATATCTATGCTATTTTCTCCTTCTTTAACCACATTAAACATCCTAGTTTCTTTGTTTAACAAATATTTTGAATTTATAATTGCTTTTTTATTACAATTATAACATACATTTTTGATTTCTTCTATTGAGTCAGCTAACTCTAGCAACCGTTTAGAACCTTCGAATAATCGAGTAAGATAATCAGTTTTTAACCCATAACATATTACATTTATTTTGTATGTTAAATCTCTCAATCCTTCTACATTTCGAGAAGATAAAAATTGTGCTTCGTCGATTAATATAAACTCAATATTAGAAGTATCTATAATTGAGTCAAAATCGTACATTTCTGGTGTAATAAGTAAATCAACTTGTTGAGAATCTACCACTCTCGAGTTGATTTCGTCTGTTGAAAATCTATTGTCAATACTAGGTTTCATTAGTAATATATTTTTATTTTGTTGTTTTAAGTTGTATGACATCATTAGTAAATTACTTGTTTTAGAACTATTCATTGTTCCATATTTAAAATGTAGTTTCATTATATAATTATTTCTAATTAATATAATATAAAAAAATAAATTTTATTTTAAATGGAAAATAAAAATAAGGGAATATCAGGATTGTGTAATTTAGGAAATACTTGTTACATTAATAGTTGCTTACAATTACTATCTCACACATATAAATTAAACGAAAAATTAGATAACGAAAGTTTATACAAAAAACTAGATACATCTAGAAAAGAATCTATATTACTCACGGAATGGAACCAATTAAGACAAATGCTGTGGAAACAAAATTGTGTAATAGAACCCAACAGATTCGTAAACATTATACAACACGAAAATACAAAATTTATAAGAAACACTTCTTGTGATGCTTGCGAATTTCTAGAATTTTTGATCGATGCTTTCCATGAATCGTTATCTAGAAAAACTCATATAACACTAGATGATTCTAATGATGTTTGTTACCAGTTTATACAAACATTATACAAAGACAATTATTCAGACATTTTGTCTTTGTTTTATGGTATTCAAATTAGGGAAATATCTGATGCTTCGTCAAACCAAGTGTTGTCTACTAAACCAGAACAATTTCAGATATTAAAGTTGTCTATACCTAGTTGTAGTACAGGTGTTTCTATCTATGATTGTTTAGACAATTACTTTTCAACCGAAATGTTGAAAGATGATAATGCTTGGTTTAATGAAGAATTAAATACAAAACAAGATGTTAAAATTTGCTATCAGATTTGGAAATTTCCCAAAATACTTATAATTCAATTGAAACGGTGGATAACAGGAGCTACAAGTAAGAAAGATTTTACCTTAGTAGACATAGATTCTTTACAAGATTTTACTATCAATCTACAAAAGTATCACAAAAATAGATGTAATACATATTACACACTCTATGGTGTGTGTAATCACATAGGAGATGTTAATGGAGGTCATTACACTGCTTATGTTAAAAATTCTAATAGATGGTTTTGTATTAATGATACAAATGTTTCTATGATTCCGAAAGAAAAAGTTATTTGTAACGAAAATTATTTACTATTTTTTCATAAAAATTGTAATTAAAATATAAATAGTTGTTAAATTTTATAAATAATGCAAATATTTATAAAATTTAAGTCAACAGGTAAAACCATAACATATGATCCTGTTTTAAAAGATGTAACTTTAGGAAAAATACTACAAGATGTAGTTGTTAAACACAACTTAAAACTAACTAAAAACACAATTAAACTTATTAATTGCTACGATAGTAGAGTAAATGTAGAATTAAACAAAAGTTTAAATTTACACATTTGTTTAGCTAATTTATACACGAATCGCATAGTCAAAGAGATATGCTTAGAAATAGAATGAATAATAGGATAAATATTAATAATCTATTTTAGTTACACTAAATTTTCCGTCACAATTATCGTAAAACATATATCGTACCGATAAACCCATATTATTCGTAAAAAAATATTCTGAATGATTTAATATACTTTTAACTATTTCATATAGTTTTATATGTCTTCTAGATAAATCTACTAATGTTTTTGTTGTTCTATACATATCTGGATTAAAACGAATAAAATGTAAATTTTCACCAAAATCTTGATGTAGCTGAATCATTCTAGTTTGTTCACAATCACAAGCACGAGATTTATGTTGATTTTCATCATTTTCTACAATTAGTATTCCGTATGATGTATGGAATATAAAATCTGGTCTTCTAGAAGAACAACCATCCATTACTCGTTTGTCATTGATAAATTTTAATTTTTTATTTGTAAAAAATTTTAACATTTCATTTTCAGAATATTTTAATCTATCTTTATGAATTTCTGAACAACTTAGTAAACATTTACTATCTTCATCACAAACCATTTCCGTTAATCCACATTTAATACATGTAGTTGTTAAGTTTGATTTATAACCATTTGGAAAATGATTATCGCAATATTCATATGGGTATTGTCCTGATTTAGAATAGATAGAAATTAATTTACATTTTGGATAAATACATGATTTTACTTTCCATTGTTTTGATTTATCACAATGTTTCGTACATTTGATTTTACCTGTTAAATGAGTTCCAAAATAAGGTCTACTATTACAACCTTCTTGTAAACATGTTTTACTTACAACATCCACCATTCCTGGTTGTTTGTGCTCTTTACAATATAGTGGTTTTTTCCATTCTGTTCCATAACTAGGTAGAGTATTACAATCTTCTTGTAAACATGTTTTACTTACAACATCCACCATTCCTGGTTGTTTGTGCTCTTTACAATATAGTGGTTTTTTCCATTCTGTTCCATAAGTAGGTCTAGTATTACAATCTTCTTGTAAACATGTTTTATGGTTAACATCAAACATTCCTGGTTGTTTGTGCTCTTTACAATATAGTGGTTTTTTCCATTCTGTTCCATAACTAGGTAGAGTATTACAATCTTCTTCTAAACATGTTTTATTTATAACATCCACCATTCCTGGTTGTTTGTGCTCTTTACAATATAGTGGTTTTTTCCATTCTGTTCCATAAGTAGGTAGAGTATTACAATCTTCTTGTAAACATGTTTTATTTATAACATCCACCATTCCTGGTTGTTTGTGCTCTTTACAATATAGTGGTTTTTTCCATTCTGTTCCATAAGTAGGTCTAGTATTACAATCTTCTTCTAAACATGTTTTATTTATAACATCCACCATTCCTGGTTGTTTGTGTTCTTTACAATATAGTGGTTTTTTCCATTCTGTTCCATAACTAGGTAGAGTATTACAATCTTCTTCTAAACATTTTCTATAACTTATTTTTTTATGATAACCACAAACCTGTTTACCATCACTTTCTCTAATAAGATTAGATTTATATTTACATCTCTCGTTATTTTGATTAATATTTTCACAAATATTTATGTTCATATTTAATTTTTATAGTAAATATAAACAAAAATTAAATTTATTATTAAATATTAGAATAGGTAGTAATTACATTTACAAGTTGAAGACTTACAAAAATCTATTTTTTTAATGTGTTTTTCAACTTGTTTTTCTTCGTTAACAACTTTAGAATTATTTTTAATATGTTTTTTACAAACTAGTTTAAAGTCCGTCTTCCTAATGTAGTTATGCTCTTTATCACACTTAGTATTATCTTGTTCAACATGTTCACAAATCTTTATTTTGGTCATACTTGATTTTTTATCAATATAATATAAAAAATCAAAATTATTTACAACAAAGTACAACATGGCAATTTAGATGCTCGTGGTTTCACATATACTTCGACAGGTTTTTGTGATTCAATGTATTGGTTGATAGTTGTTGTTATAATGTGTTGTATTAAGTTGTCTATATTTTCGAACAATTTCACACTTATATCAAAATAACAGTATTGAGAATCATATATAAAATTTTGGTGTAAATCATCTATTACATCTACTTCGTCTAATTTATTTCCTACAATTATAACTTTTGTGTGATTTTTGATCAAACACTTTTTGCTAATATCTATCCATTTCTGTATGTTTTCTTGTGTTTTTTTGTCTGATAAACTAAACATAATAATAACACAATCATATTTCATTCTTTCTGAAAAGTATGGTTGTGTTATGAAATCATATTTTTCGTCTCCAGAAAAGTCCCAAAACTGTAGTTTAATTTTGTTTCCACATGGTGTTGGTTTTTCTATAATATCTATATCAACACCTACAGTAGGTGTAATATTTTGGATGATGTTGTTGTGATTACATTTCTGTAACAAACTGGTTTTTCCTACATTACAATCTCCTAACAAAGCTATTTTTGATTTATAATCATAAGATATCATTTATCTTAAGCAATTGAATTATTTGTTGTAATTTTCAAAATAAGCATATTCTTTTGGAATTTCTTTGTAAAATCCTCTTTGTTTAAGATTGTTGATTGCATTTTTTGCCGATAGTTGTTCTGCTAAGTCTTTTTTGTTTCCAACTCCGTATCCAATTAGAGCCCAGAAAGGTTGTGGCAAAAACTTTTTTTCGTGTTGTTTATCTGGGTTTTCTATTTTTTTCTTGGATTTTCCTTGTGGAACTAGGTATAATTCAGAAATTGTTTTATTTAAGGTTTCTGATCTGTAATTAATGTATACCCATGTACCTAGTGTTTTGTGTGTGTCTAGTGTTTCTTTCAATATAGTTTTTGAATCATATAAATCTTCATATTTCAAAGACATATCTATTTTATCAAACAGGTTTGATAAAATATCAAAAACAACTGCATAACCGACTCCCACTCTTGTTGCTTTATCGACTAAAAATTCAGTGCAACCAATAAATGCCTCAAAAACATCTTCTAACAAATCTTTTTTGTTTAGGTTTCTACACTTTCTACTCGGGTTTTCTATGTCTCTTTCAATCGGTGCTGATATATATTCCCAGAATCCCAAGTTATCTGCTATTTTTTCGAATGATGATTTTGAACCATAGTTAATTCTAAGTCTAGCAATTATCTTAACACCAAGAGTACAATCGAGTTGTGGAAACCTATTATAGCAGTACCATACAATAAATTTATTTATAGTGACATCACCCAATTGTTCAAACCTTTCATAGTTGTTGTATGGATCACAACAAGCCGTTGTAAAAGCACTTTCGTATGATTTAATTGATTCCTTACTTGTAAGTAAATCAATGTATTTTTGACTGATATTATTACTTAATTTAAGAATTTTTTTGATAAAATTTTTAAATTCATCACCTCTTTGGGCATGATAAAAAATTGTATTCGTCGCCATAATTAATTTTAATTAATTATTTTTTAAATAATCAATTTTATTAAATAAATATGAAATACATAACATTAACATTTAGTAGAAAAGGTAATTTAATACCTAATGAAAATCAGAATGGTATTGCTGGTTTAAGACATGTTGAACATGGATTCTTAATTCCTTTGATTAACATAGGATATAAAACTAACAGAAAAGTAATATTGCCTCCTCCTTGGTTGTGTTTGCTCGATAAACACAACAACAACAAAAAGATTGATAAAACTAGCAATTGGAATGAGTATTATGATATAGGTAATAACTATAAAGATGATAGTGTATTGACTTTTAATGATAATGGGTCTATTACAACAAATAAATCGGTAATTTACTTGTCTGCCATAGGTATAAGAAATAATACACTAGATCTAACTAGATTCAATCAAGATTTAATTGTGTTGACTAATGCTACAGTACCAAATTTTCCATTTTACACTGAAATACCTTTTAACAACACACTTAATATTGTGTTTAAGCCATCTTATTTAATTAAAAATTGTGTTAGAAATATATTAATTAGAAATAATTTAGTTGAAAACAGTTATACTTTTATACATCTCAGAAGAGGTGATATGTTAGACAACCATTCGTTAATACCTCCTAAAGGTTCTAGACCTTTTACTAATCCACATTGTATAGCATATTTTTTGAAAAATAACACTGCCAATCTAAACATCATTATAAGTACAAACGAAAAAGATGTAGAATACAAAAAAGCCATAAGAAAATTATTAAATGATAGAAACATATTTTTTGAAGAAGAGTTATTTAGCAATCTACCAGATTACAACAACTACATTATTTATCAGATTTGTGATGAATTAGCAAATCAAAGCAAAATAAATGTTGTTACACACAATTTAAAATTAGGTAAAAAGATGGACTATAGATTGAGTGATTTTAGTGGATTTTGTAGTAACGAAAACAACATAAAACAACTAGCAAATTTAAGTGGAATATTTTAAAACTATATAAAGAATTATAAGTATTACTTAAAATGAGTTATAAAACTAATCAACAACTTTACGATTCTGCTAACCCACCACCTAGCAACACACCCAATGTTTATCATATCACTTCTTTAAATGATAGACATAGGTTAATCAATAACACTTCAATGTTAGTTGTATACAATTTTGCGGTTTGGTGTGCACCTTGTAAAACAATTGCTGAAAGCTACAATCAGCTAGCTCAAGAATTACAAAAATCTTGTTTACTAGTTAAGGAAGATGTTGGATTGAATTTTGGAAACCATCCACAGAGAGTGATGGGAGTACCTTGTTTTCACATCTATAAAAATGGTTCATTTGTTCCAAATATGACTGTAACAGGTGCTAATTTAGATGAACTAAAAGCAAATGTTTTACAACTTTTAAACTTACGGTAACTAATACTTATTAGTTTATTTTTGATTTATTTAATAAAATATTAAATAAATGTTAGATGGTTTCAAATTATTACATATTAAACAATTTTTAACTGATAAAGTTTTAGGTAAAACACTAATAGATATAGTGTTTTTTAGATTGAGTTTAGATAGTATGTGTCAAAATCAGTTTGAGATGATCAAGACTTACTTACCTTGTAATCTAACTAAAATAGAAACAAAAGGACATTACTTATTTTTAATTTTTAAAAGCTGTAGAGACGACCAAGAACTATACATTATACAAGATTTATACATAAATGATGATTGGGTTAATAGTTACGATAACGATTGTAAATTTTTCTTTAGATTTAACAAAAAAATTATTTGGTTTAAATCAGATACAACAACTAGCTGTAACATTCATATTTCCCGTCATAATGTAATATATAATTTACATAAAAACATACTAGGTGTAGACATACTAACTAAAGACTTTAAATTAAATACCTTTTTAGAAATGTTAAAAAGTGAGTCTTTATCGGAAATAACCGTGTTTGATTTATTGTTTATGACACAATTGATATGTGGTTTTGGTGAAATATCGATTGAGAAATCTGTTTGTAAAAATAATTTAATAAGATTAAAGAAAATCAAAGAATTAACTAAGTTAGAACGACAAGAAATATTTAAAAATTTATATGTGATTCCTAGACTGTTATATAACAAAGTAGAAATAGATGACAATATTAAAGATAAACCTTTGTTGCCTATTACATTATAATTTAATTGAATATTTATTTAAAATATTATAAATAAATATTGATGAGTACTACAAAGTTGCTTAATGTTAATAAAGATTCATACAATACAATTCAAGAGTGTGAAGCAAACAAAAATAAAGTTGTTGGTTTAAATCCTAGGTATCGATATTTCCGTCAAAGACATTTCACTGCTGGAGATGAAAATCAGTTTCAAGAATTTAGATCTTATAAAATGTCGAGTTTTTGTAACACAGATATAGACCTCAGCAACAATGTATACAGAAAATTAAACATAAATTTATGGGTAAAAAATAAAAACTTAACAGCGGAAAGCACACTTGATACTTTTAGATATATGTTTAATAAATTTAAAAAGGGTATTTATGTTAGGATTTTAAACAATAATTTAGAAGTGTTTTTACCTTTTTCAAAAACAAATTTTTTAAATGAGTGGAGTAAACAAATAAAAACTAGAACTAGTTTGATTGATTTTATACAACAGATTTACAAAATGGAAAACAGGAAATTCAATCCTAAATTTGTCAACAACAACATTAAACAATGGTATGCTAACAATTGTTTAGTAAGATATGAATATCCCATAAGAGAAGGTGACACAAATGTATGTATCATTAAAAACATGTTGGAACAACTATGTAATTCGAGACAACTACCAGATATAGAATTTTTCATAAACAGACGAGATTTTCCTTTGATTACAAAAAATGGATCAGAACCTTACAACAACATATGGGATGGTAAAGATGTGGCTCTTAAGTCTCACAACTACGAAAAGTATATGCCAATTTTGTCTATGTGTAAAAGCGATAGATATGCGGATATTTTAATGCCAACACACGAAGATTGGGCACGAGTACAATCACACAATCTAGTTTTTTTTCCGAGGTCATGTAAAAATTACAATTATAGATTTACGACAAAATGGAGTAGCAAAAAACCGATAGCTGTGTTTAGAGGTGGTTCAACTGGTTGTGGTGTGACTATTTCAACTAACATGAGATTAAAAATAGCTTATATGTCTAGTTTAGGACGACTTGACACTGATGGAAATCCCTATTTGGATGCGGGTATAACAAACTGGAATCTTCGTCCTAGAAAAATTGAAGGCAATCCTTATTTAACTACGATTATGGTTAAAGATATGCCTTTTGGTTTGGTCGATAAACTTACACCTATAGAGCAGTCTATGTATAAGTATGTTATAAATATCGATGGACATGTGTCGGCATTTCGTCTTTCTCTTGAATTATCAATGGGTTCTGTAATATTAAAGGTTGGTTCTGAATGGAACATTTGGTATTCAAACATGCTGAAACCAAACTATCACTACATACCAATTAAATCAGATTTATCAGACTTAATAGAAAAAATCAAATGGTGTAAATCAAATGACAAAAAATGTAAACAAATAGCAACGAATGCGAAAAAATTTTACAATAAATATTTGAGTGAAACTGCTATTCTAGATTTTCTTCAAAACTTAATTGTCGATATGAAATCTCAAATAGGAAACTACAATTACAATGTAAAATCACCATTACAAATAATGCTAAACTATGAAAAGCGACAGTTAAGATTGGTTTACCCAGAAATTAATAGAAAAGTTGAAAATTTAACATCAATACCTAGATACTCTACAAGCTACTCTACACACTACTCTACACGCTACTCTAGAACATATGGATTTCTCAAAGCAATCGAATGGATGTTTATGAAAATTTTAAAAGAATCTAGTTTAGAAAAATTTACAGAAAAAATTAATGATAAGTTTAACAATACATCTGGTACACTAGTTTCTATACACCAAATACTTGATTTGCCATTTGTAATTAAACAAACAAGTAGTGATACCAAAAGACTAGAAAATATTCATGAAACATATATTGGATTAAATATTGTTAACAACTTATTGAAATATGTACCAAATTTTAGTTATACTTTCGCATATTTTTTTGATGAGACTCGGTATAGTATAATATCAGAGTACATTGAGGGAGAAACACTTTACGAATATATGTTATCAGACAGATTTGACATGAAAGATTTTTTGTTTATCTTTATACAGATAGCATTGGCATTACAAGTAGCCCAAAACCACAGTTGTTTCGTTCATTATGATTTAACACCCTGGAACATTGTTCTCAAAAGACTCGATACCAAAGTGTGTGTTGATTACAAAGTAGAATGTAATAAAACTATTCAAATAAAGACAAATCTTATACCCATTATTTTAGACTATGGAAAATCAAATGGCATGTATAAAAACATAAAACATGGTTTTGTTAACATGTTTAAAACAAGTAGTATTCAAGATATACTAACTTTGCTATACATTAGCATCGATGAAATTATTAATAATCAAGAAATAACCAAACAACAATTAGGTGTGATATTTAAACTCGCCAACTTTATTACAAAAACTAATTATAAACCAAAAACATTCAAAAAAGTTTCGGAAATTAAAAAATTTTTTAGAATAAATAGAAAGTATAGCATTTTAGTAGACACAGATAAATATGATTTGGAAAACAAAAATCCATACGATTTTGTTAAATATGTGTTGTCAATAGATAAAAATAAGTATTACAACTTTGATATCAAACAAGTTGGCACATATAATAACTTACAAAACCAACATAACCCAAAACAAGTATTCCAATACATATTCTCAAATAGTTTTAGTTTACAAAAACAGTCATACACGAACTTTTTTACACAAATTATCAAGTGTCAATTACCAAACAATGATAACATACTTATAGAAAACTATGTAATTCAAACAATACAAGAAAATTTTATCTCGGTTAAACAAGACTTTATTGAATTTTTACAAGTAAATAAGAAACCAAACGATCAAGATGTAATTATAGAAACGATTGAAAATATGATTAAAACTCGATACAATACAATAAATAATAGTTTAATCAAATTACATGATATAGATATTCAGCATATTAACCAAATCATACAACACAAACCCCTCAAGTTTGATGAAAATAATTTACTTAATATTAATAAAATATTGGAAATTAAACGGGATAATACACTCGCCTTAAAGTATAATGCTACATATTTATTTCAGATAATTTGTTTTGTTCAAAGTAGTTTCCTTAACTCACAATACAAAAAGCAGTTAAATAATGTGTTTTGTAATATTGACTTATTTAGATTACAGAATAATCTAAACAAAGATACATTTGATTTTATTGTAAAATCTCTGTCTAAACACAACATTAATTATGCTAAAAATCATAAAGAAATTTGTAGTGATTTTGATGAGTACCTAAGATTAAATAAAATCATTTAAAAATTAATTATATAATTATGTAATTATATAATTATGAAATTAAACTTAACAGATATCAATTACTTTTTTCTTACATGTAATAATGAAATTCGTAAAACTCATATGATTAGTGAGTTCAAAAACTTAAATTTAATTGAGGTTAATCCAGTTATGAATATAGGTAAAAAAAGGTCTGGTGCGACAGGTTTTATGCGAATTTTTGATTTAGCTTGTGTTTATCAAGATAAAACTAAGCCATTTCAGCCTTTTGGTATATTTGAGGATGATGCTATTAAAAATCGTGAATTCCCAACACAAATTGAAATACCTGATAATGCTGATATTTTATACACAGGATTAAGCTGTTGTGGTATTAACAAAACACGATATTGTTTTACAGTTGCTTTTGATAATATTGACGAAAACATTATCAAAATTTATAATATGCTTTCTTTACATGGACTTATAGTGTGTTCTATGAGAGGATTATTGTCATTACAAAAATGTATATTAGAAGATTATTTCAATAACAGAGATTGGGATATATGTGTTGCTCAAATACAACCTTACTTAAATGTTTATGCCTTTAAAAACCCATTAGTTTATCAATATGGTAAAATAGGAGGTCAGGAACCAGAAACTAATATTAATTATATAGACAAAGCTAATATATCTCTACCTGATGAATGGATTAACACACAAAATGTTTCAATTATAACAACATATAAAAAACAAGATAAAGCTTTAATGATTTACAATAACAGTAAGTAAGAGATTGACTAAATAGTTTAGATAATTTTAATAAAATTGTTTTATTAAAATCTAAGTAAAATATAATTATAATAAAGATGAAAAGAAAAACTACTACAGAAGTTAATAAAAAAACACATAATAAAAAAAGAAAACTAATAGTAACATCTAATGAATCATCATCAGAATCAGAAGACGAACAGTACATTTCAAAAAACAATGAAAAAACACAATCAGAAAGTGATTCAGAAGACTATAATGATGAAGACGAAGAACAAGACGAAGATTACTATCAAGAAAATACCATAGAAAAACAACTCAAAAAATTAAAGTCAAGTAACAAAAAATTATACAATAAATTAACAAAAGTTCAACAAGAAATTGAGAAATCAGAGCCAAAAGTAGAAGATTTGTTTAATTCTGAATTACTATTACAAGATCAAGCATTGCTTTGTCAATATTACGAAATATACAAAACACAAATACCCAACACACACGAGTGGTTAGAAACAAGAAATACTTACAACAAACTGCTTTCGGAATTTAAAGCTAACTATAAACAATACACACAATACACAAAAAAACAACAACACAAAATGGAAATTGAAGCCAAGAAATTTTCATCTTACAACACAAAACTTGAACTTAAATATAAAATATTGAACTTAGAAACATCAGATTATAACAAAGAAATTATATACAGACGATACGAAGAACTTGTAAGAATGAAAAGTTATGATGATGAATACGGAAAACTTAAAAAATGGTTGGAATGGGCTATCTCTATTCCTCACGACAAAATCAAAAAAATTAAAAACAAAAATATTAGCAAATTTATTAAAGATGCTTCCAAAAAACTCGACAAAGAACTTTATGGAATGCAGAAAATTAAAGAACAAATACTATTGTTTTTAAGTGCTAAACTTATGTTTCCAGACATGAAACACACTAATTTAGGGTTAGTCGGACAACCAGGAACAGGAAAAACATCTATAGCAAGACTCATCGCTAAAATTATGGACTGGGGATTCGAACAAATATCATTCGGAGGAATAGAAAGAGCAGACTTTCTTAAAGGACACGAATACACATATGTAGGAGCACAACCAGGAGAGATGGTTAAATGTCTAAAAAAAATACAACACAAAAATGGAGTCATATTTATGGATGAACTAGATAAAATAGAACAAAACAACGATATTAAATCTGCCCTATTACACATAACAGATCAAACACAAAATACCGAATTCAGAGACAACTTTTTAAGTGAAATAACTATCGACTTGTCGCATATTTGGTTTATTTCTTCTATGAATAAAATACCACAAGATAAAGCACTAGCAGACAGATGGTGGATTATTAATATTGACGGATACACACAAGAAGATAAAATACATATAGTTAAAAAATATATAGTACCTAAAATACTTAAAAATCTCAAGATCGATATAAATTCAATTATATTTGAAGATACAGAAATAAGTTTTCTAATAAACAAAGTATGTAATTCACAAGACAAAGGAATCAGAACAATAGAAAAGTTTATAAAAGATATTATTAACAAAATTTATTTTATAATAACACATCAAGATAAAAAAGGTTTATTACCATTCAAAGTGTCTTTTGATCCAAAATTTAAAATAAATTTACCATTAATTGTTACAAAAGAAATCATCAACATCTTAGTTAACAACAACAAAAATACAATCGAAGACATATTTACATCTATGTATATTTAAATTACAAAACTATCATCAAATTCTTTAATATCATAACCAGAGCAAGGGCATTTAGCACAACCTATAGATAGAGGCCATCCAAGTACTACAGAAGTTTCAGACCAACCATTGTTGTATTTTTTAACATTACATACCTTAGGTTTCTTAACAGAATTACACTGACATATAACTGGTTTTACAGGTTTTACTGGTTTTACAGGTTTTACAGGACCACTAGGACCACTAGGACCACTAGGACCACTAGGACCACTTGGACCACTTGGACCACTAGGACCACTAGGACCACTAGGACCACTAGGACCACTAGGACCACTTGGACCACTAGGACCACTTGGACCACTAGGACCACTTGGACCACTAGGACCGCTAGGACTACTTAAACTACTTAGTAAATTATTTTGATGATGATAGGTATCTTTATTACAAGAATACATAACAACTAAACTGACAATTAATATTGCCAATATAATTATCAATATAACAGAATCTTTCATTTATAATTATAAAATATAAATTTATAATAATATTTTATAATTACTATATGATTAGATTTATTAAAAATAATAAAAAATTTGTTGGTTGGGGTTTTCTATCAAATACAATTGTATCTATAGAAAATGTTTTAGCTACACATAATTTTTTAACAACACTAAATTCTAATAACGAAATTACAAATGATGTTAAAACTATTAACTATATGGCAAAAGATATTATAGGACAGATAGGTGGTCTTTTGTATTTATCTAAAACTAGTAATTATGTTGATAAAACTCCAAAAAAAATTATGTTATTTTCTAATTTATTACAACAGTTTTCATATATTTCTTTATCTTTAACTCCTTTATATCCAGAATATTTTATACCAATTTCTGGTGTGTCTAACATGTTAGTAAATATTTCATTTACTTTTTTCGGTGCTATAAACATAAAATGTATAGAAAAAATTTCTGATAAAAATATAGGTGAAACATATACTAAACTAACAATATTAAATACTATTAGTTCTACATTAGGTTCTAGTATAGGTTTATATGTTAATACTTATATTGATTCAATAGAATATCGATTATTGTTGCTAAATTTATTAGGTGTGTTAAGAATTTATACATATAATAAGTCTATAGAACATTTTAATTTATAATTCTTACAAACCTCTTGGTTTTGGCATAGGAGGAGATGGCATAGGAGGAGATGGCATAGGAGGTGATGGCATAGGAGGAGATGGCATAGGAGGAGATGGCATAGGAGGTGATGGAATAGGAGGTGATGGCATAGGAGGAGATGGCATAGGAGGAGATGGCATAGGAGGTGATGGCATAGGAGGAGATGGCATAGGAGGAGATGGCATAGGAGGTGATGGCATAGGAGGTGATGGCATAGGAGGAGATGGCATAGGAGGAGATGGCATAGGAGGTGATGGCATAGGAGGTGATGGCATAGGAGGTGATGGCATAGGAGGAAGGGGAACAGGTTCAGATTCAATCTCAGGTTCTGGAACAGGTTCAGGTTCTGGAACAGGTTCAGGTTCTGGTTCAGGTTCTGGTTCAGGTTCAGGTTCTGGTTCTGGTTCTGGTTCTGGATGTGGGTGAGGATGTGGGTGAGGATGTGGGTGAGGATGTGGGTGAGGATGTGGATGATGTCCGTCATGATGTTTTCTTATTAAATATGAGTATGGATGATAAACAGCTGGATAATTTATCCAACTTCTAATTCTACAATTATTTTGACAAGATTGTAAACTATCATACATACCATTAACATTATCAATATCACATGATATTACATTGTTTGATGATGAATAATTACATCTGTATTTATTTTTACATGCTTGTTGACATTCTGTTAATGAATTATAATTACCATTAGAATCTTCAGTACATTTATATTCTCCTTTATCTAATATACAACTATACTTTTTTTGAACGGTAGGTGCTAAAACTGCTTGTGAAAGTTGATTTTGGTTTTGATTTTGTGTATTGTTATTTTTAGATTTAGGTGGATTAATAAATAGATATATAATAGCTATAATAATTAACCCAATTAAAACAGATAATATTATTTCTTGCTTTTTCATTTATTACCTTTTTTATTTTTTTTTATTTTTTTTATTTATAATAAATACAATGTTTAGTAAACTTTTATATACTTTATCAGTAATACTTTTAGCCGCAATGTGTGTATTATCAAATCAAACATCTAAAGAAGGATGGATAATGTACGATTTAGGTGTTAAGGTTGAAAGAGAATTTTGTGAAAAAGACAAGAATGGAAATATTGTAAACTGTGTACAATATCCTAATTACCATGCTATGAGAAACATAAAATTTAGTCCTCTAGGTCTAGGTTCTGCTGTATACCACAATACTAAAAATACTAATTTAGTAGATGTAGGTTTAGTTTCACATGCTAGAGTAACAAATCAGGATCTACCTGTAACTCTAAACAAAGAAACAGGAGTTTGTGAGAAATCTGGTCAGTGTACCACAAGCAGTTGTAATGTATCTTTAGAAAATTTTAGAGAAGGTCAAGATCCTGATTTACAGGATAGTGTTATTGAGTCTGAAAAAGCAAATAATGTTACCAATCCTCATGTTAAAGACCAGATGCATCAAATGTTTGATAAAAAACAAGAAAGAGATTTAATAGTTAGAGATAGACTAATTTATGCTAATGGTAACAGTCGTAATCAGTCTCAAGGAGATCCTATTCGTGGTGATTTACCTATTATCTACAATGAACCTGGTTTATATACCCCTCATCAGGCAAGAAATCCTACTAAAAATTTAAGAGCAGGTGCTCTTTCTGTTATGGGAGATTCTAAAGCAATTAGTCAGTTAATCCATGAAGCTTCTATGGGTTCAGTAAATACTATTGCTGGTGTTGATGTATCTCGTGATGAATCTATTGCTAAAGATTTACGTACCTCTAGTATACAAGTTGATACCATATACAATGGTAGAGCTGGAGAAGAAATAATTAACACTGGTCATCCTAACCACAACTAATTTCTGTTGTTTACTTATTTTATTATGTTTAAAATTAAACATAATAAAATAAATTAAAATTTAGATATTTATATCTAAATTTCTTAAATATAAATGAGTTTAATTACATCTAATGATTGTAAAAAAGAGTGTAATATCTGTTTTGAAAACTTTACAAAAAAATTAAGAAAAAATATAAAATGTATCAAGTGTAATTTTGAATGTTGTTTTGTGTGTTTTAAAAGGTATATATTAGATGATAAAGCTATATTGACATCCTGTATGAGTTGTAATAAAAGGTTAGATAATAAAGAAATTTTAAACATGACAGCTAACAAATCTTTTATAAAACAATTAGAATTAAAACAGCTAAATATACACATGAAAAAACAAGAGTTATTATTAGGTGAAACCAAAATAAAACTAGATACATTAAATGATATTAATCAACAAAAACATGAATTAATAAGATCAATTGATTATAAAGATGTTAATATAAAAGAAATATCAGTGAAATACAATGCATTAGTAATGCAAGAACATCAAATAAAAACTAGTAGATTTAAATATTTTTCTAGATGTATGACCAATAATTGTGATGGTTTTATATCTAATAAAATGGTTTGTACCGATTGTAAAACTGTATTTTGTATTTTATGTCACAAAGCAAAATCATCTCAAGATATTCACACTTGTAATGAATCAGATTTAGCAACTGTAAGAAAACTAGAAACTGAAACTCGAAAATGCCCTAATGAAAACTGTGGAATTAGAATTAGTAAGATTGATGGGTGTGATCAAATGTGGTGTAGTGAATGTCATACTACTTTTTCTTGGAAAACAGGATTGTTAACTAAAGAAAAAGTACATAATCCTCATTACTATGAATGGATGAGAAACACCAATCAAATTATACGAAACGATAACTACTTTGTTTACATTCCGTCATATCGAGTTTTTATGGATAAAGTGTTAAGTTTTAAACTACATGAAGATAGTGTCATATTTTTACGAGATTATTTTCAAGAAATTTACTTGTATGATAACACACTCGATCAAGTTATGCATAATTTACATAGAGAGCATAAATTAAACTTAGAACGACACAGAGAAAGACATGTTAAAAATGAAATTGATTACAAACAATGGAAGACAAATAATAAACGATGTTTAACGGTCTTTAAAAAAGCAAAATTTTGTTACGAAATTTTAAAAACATATATAGAAAGAACAAAACTTTTAATTGGTACACTGCTAACAGATGATTTAGATATAATTAGTGTATGTAATGTGATATTTGAAATACACAATTTAATATCAGAAATAAATGAAAAAATTATAATCGATAGAAACAAGATAGCATTACATTATACATATAATTATTGGATGTATAGGCAATATCGTCATATATATAAACTAAAAAATATATATCAGTTATAAATAAAATTAATTTAATAGATAGATTTCTATAATTAATTATTAAAATGGATAAATTAGCTACAACCAACTTTCATAAAAATGATAATTCAATTAAGTTTTATGAAGATACCCATATCTACATAATTAATGGTAAACACCAACTTGACTCTGTTACAAAAATAGTCAAGAATAATTTCAGTAAATTTGATAGTGATTTGGTTATAGACAGAATGATGGCTAGCAGTAATTGGGTAAATAGCAAATACTATGGTAAAACTCGTAAAGAAATAAAAGCAATGTGGAGTAAAGCTGGTAGTGAATCACGGGAATTAGGTACACGACTTCATAATTCAATTGAGTGTTATTACAATGATGTAGAAATAAATGATGATAGTAAAGAATATTCGTATTTTTTAAACTTTGTAAATGACTATCCTTTATTGAAACCTTATCGAACTGAGTGGAGAGTATGGGATTTAGGGATGAAGATTGCTGGAAGTATTGATATGGTATTTGAGAATTTAGATGGGACTCTGTCTTTGTATGATTGGAAACGATGTAAAAGTATTGATGTTGAAAATACATACAATAAGTTTTCTACAAGTGTTTACTTGTCTCACATACCCGATACAAACTTTTGGCAATATTCTCTTCAATTAAATTTATACAAAAGAATACTAGAACAAAATTACAATAAAACTGTAAAAGATATGTATCTAGTGTGTTTTCACCCTAATAAACTAAACTACGAACTTTACAAAGTACCTGAATTAACCAAAGAATTAAATACAATGTACAATAGTGATATCGATTATTTTGGTCAATATTAATGTTGATTAACCTAAATATTAGTTAGCAGTGGGAAAACATGTGTTATAATATATAATAACAAACAATTATTATTTAATTATTAATTGATAAATAATTAAATGACATCATACAATGATCCAGATAGACTTCACAAAGTTTATATGTCTCTTAACACATCTTTTGATGGACCTGATCCGGGTCTAAACAACTTATTAGAACTAGCATGTGTGTTACACTATGAATCAGGTGAAATAATT